GTGAAAAGATATATCAAATCCATTGTCCGCAGAGCTGCAAAATATGCAGGTAACGGTTGTGCCCTCCAACAAACCACTTGGGGAGGTTACACACGTGATGCCTTGCGGTTAGCAAACAAGATTGACTGTTTACCTGAACAATTGCTAAAGCCACAGCAACATCCCGAGCGTGTTGCAGTCCACGTTAAAGATCGTATCTGTAATTGGTATCTTCCGCGGTTTGCTAATCCGTTCTATGGCGGAATAATGACGATACTTCGCCTAGCAGATTACTTGCAACGTTGTCACGGGATCAAACAGCGCATCCTGATTTGTGGAAACTCAGAATCTGATGAGGTCAGTGCAAACATCATCCGCGCTTTTCCAGCATTGTCAAAAGCAGAGGTAATAATTCTCAATACCGGCAAATCACTTATTGAGATACCACCTGCTGATTACTCCGTTGCAACGCTCTGGTCCACTGCGTACGTGCTCCTAGGTGTGGAAAACACTGGGTACAAGTTTTATATGATCCAAGATTTTGAACCCGCATTCTATCCAGCAGGTAGCACCTATGCACAAGCGGAACTCAGCTACTATTTTGGTTTTTACGGTATAGCCAATACCCAATCTCTTAAAGAAATTTACGAGCGAGACTACGGGGGTTGCGCCGTCTTGCTTCGGCCGAGTATCGACAAGACGGTGTTTTATCCAAGTAGTGAGGAAAAAGCGGCGGTACCCAAGAGGCTGTTCTATTACGGGCGACCCGGAACTCCTCGAAATGGCTTCGAATTAGCGGCTGTAGCCTTACGGCGGCTCAAGCAACAATACGGTAATTCGATTGACATCATATGCGCTGGAGCTCGCTGGAATCCCGCAGACTATAATCTGAACGGTGTTGTCAGAAGCTTAGGGATGCTGCCCTACCCTGCAACTGGTGATCTTTATCGAAGTTGTCATTTGGGGCTTGTCATGATGATGACCAAACACCCTTCTTATCTGCCGTTTGAATTGATGGCCAGCGGTGCGATCGTGGTGACCAATTTCAATCAGGCAAATACCTGGTTGCTGAAGGATGGCGAAAATTGCCTGATCTCAGCCCCGAGTGCTTCCTGTCTAGCAGTGAGGCTGTCTTATGGACTTGACCACTACGACGAATTGGCCTCCCTTCGTCAGCGTGCAGCTAATCAAATTTTAGCTGACGCAGGCGACTGGGATACCAGCCTCGGCGAGGTTGCAAAGTTCATATTAGAGCCGCCGCCTTTTATTAGCAGTAATCCTTTTTAATTTTCCCCCACCGGTGCTTTAGCCAGTCAGCTTTAGCTGCAACGATATGCTGCACGGGGTGGAGGTGCGACATGGATCACAGATATGGCAATCATAAATCCCGCTAGGTGGATGATCGTATCTCGGACAGGTATCTTTGTGCCAGTTTCTGACCTTCGCTGATCACGCGTAAATGCGTAGTGTCGCGTCGCAAGCGGCAACTTTCCTCATTGGACGGTCCTCTTGATCGTGTATATTTGATAGGCTGGGTCGGGCGAATCCGGCAACAACTCGAAGTTATCCGAAATGTACTGATGGATTAGAGCGCGTGTATTGCGGAAACGCAGTTCCTCCCGCCCATCAAGGGGAAAATCGAATATCAGGATAAAACCGGGGTTAGCGGCCTTTATGCGTTCGATTTCCAGCTGTTGAAAACTTTCACTTCGAGGGAACAGGGCATATATTTCCCGCATAGGGGACTTTCTCTCCAGTAGCGGATAAGCACCAGGCCAGAAAGGCGCGGCGATAAAACTTTGGCCATTCGGCGCATATTGAGCAGCCAGCTTCCGCAGTAGAGCGATCTCACTCGCTGTGCCAGCATCGATGCTCAGCTCGCTACCGGAGATTTCGATATTCATGCATTGCTTGCTAGCACGACATTGCCAGCCGGGATGAAAATGCATCATCACCCACAAGCTGGCTCCACATAGCATGAGCGCCAAGGGCCACTTAATCCTCGCCGGTTGTGTGGCCAGCAGCACTAGGCAACCAACTAATAACGGAAAAATACTTTTAGCAAGGTGACTTACATCGGCACGGGAATAAGCATAGTGCGCATAGGGCAGCGCCAGGAATGCAGCTGCAACTAGCGTAGGTGGGACGGCCCTCTTGTGGAATTTCTGCCGGGTAGCCCATGAGATAGCAAGTACGCCGAAAACGACCATAGCAATGAAAAACAGGCCGACCAGCACTCCACGAATCGCCTTGCCAACGGATACTGAGTCGAACGCCACACGCCAAGGCCAAGGAACTGGCAGAGTAAGATTAGTTGTCTTGATTTCAAGGAAAAAGAGCAGGCTTTTCCAGAAGGCGGTGGCAAAATCCGGCACCAGCAAAATCATAAGAAGCATGGGCGCAAAACCAGCCGTTACGCCTATTGCCCACAGTGTAACTCCCTTGATAAATCCAGGCTCATCCACTCGTTTGATAGTCAGCCAGACCATAACCCCGAGGCTGCCTAAAACACCGTACACACCATGGTTACGGCCAAAAACGGCCACCAGACCTACACATAGACCAGTGAGAAAGTAACGCCTGCTTGTGGGATGCTGCACGAGGAAAGCCAATACTCCGATCAGCAGAATAGACAAGGAGATATCGAACAGTTTGTGGCGCGGATACATCCACGCCACCAATGTGATGGCTGAAAGAAATAAATAAGGAAAATTTGCGGTTCTTACACTTCGAGCGATTAACAGTAGAGCGACGAATAACCCCATCACCTGAAAAACCGCTACAGCACCCCTCAGGGCCACGATGCCATTGTCCCCCCACAAGCTCATGAGAGCTGCAGACCAGTAGTACCGGCCGGGGTCGTAGGACATGAAATCGCGGATGGGCACCTCACCCAGCATCACACGTTGAGCACCGTACCAAAGAAAACCCTCATCCCACAGCGAAAACCCTTTATGCCCCTGCCAAAGAAAAAGTGCGAATACGACAAAGCTGGCAAAAGCCAGTATTTGAAAAGCCAGTAGCTTATTTTCTTGAGGCTTGTTATACATCTTGATTATTGTAGTAATGGTACCTGCCGCACTCCACAGCAAACTGCTTGTTTCTTCATGCAAAACTCCTTTCTCTAAAGGTAAGTTTTGCCAAAAACTGACATTGTCGCTAGCTACAATTTTGTGGAGCCGGTCAGCATCTTGGCGGGAGAGATGATCAAAAAGTATTTAGAGCACCGTTTTGAGCCGAATAGAAAGAACGATATTTCAAAATGGAACCAGATTAAGATGTGTGTTCAGGCAATACACTATCGGACTTAGTCCGCAAAGCTGACCCACCGGCTTTTAACCGGTGGCTCTTGAGTCAATGCCGTTCCAAAGTCGCTGATACTTCACTTCCAAGAGATGCGATAAAGCTCCTGACTGGCGGAGAGTGAGATACGGGATATAGATACACAAGCACCGCGATTGTATTTGGCTCTTTGCTATTCTGTCCTAGCCATTATGGATGACAAAGAGCAATATATTCATCTAAAACATTCAATCTACGCTTGTCGCCTACAGGGCTGACCATTACAGAACGACCTTTGTGTGCTTTATCTGGAAGAATTTAATTACATACCTTTATTTGAGAAAATTCTCTGGGAAAAACCTAGCTCCGAATTCCTTGAGGTCGATATCTTTTTCCCTTCCATCCTCAAACCTAAATTTCCATATATTCTGCTGCTGATCATTAGGCTTCATTTGCACCGGATCATCGACCAGGTTCATGCCTCCTTTCCTCAGAATTTCTCTCGCTCCTTTCGCATTCCCCGTTAACAGGAAATGCAGGGCATCAGGGAGTCGTTTTTTCCTTGCCGCGTAGACCTGGTTCATCCATGGCGCCATCTCCTCAAGGAGGCCATATTTCTTGTAGATACTGGCCATACGCGTAAGCTCATCGGGTTTTTCAAGGAGATTGCCAGTTAACATACGTTTGCCGATCATCTCATCGGATGATGTGGCCGGGTGCGCTACCGGCTGGTTCAGGCTGGAAAGACCAGCAGCTCTTGTGTCCACAACTGCCGGGGCGTGCACGGAGATGTCATTTAGCCCAGGCGTCGGCTGAGCAGACTGTACTTGCCGGTCACGCTGCCCGGTATGAACCCAACTTGCAACTATTTCATCATTGGCGGCCCGTAATCGATCACGCTTCTCCTTGTTGAAATCAATCTCCTCCATTTTCGCCTGGTGAGATTCCGCGTCGCGTTCGTCGGCTTTTGCCTTCCGGTCAACATATTGCTGCCGTAAACTCATTTCCTGACCCGCACGCAGCCCTTGCGCGAGCCCTCCCGCAAATGCGCCAAGTCCAACAAGTCCGTTAGCCATGCTCAATCTCCTTGTTTTCCGTATCTTTGAACTGCGACATGGCCAGACTGCCGCTGTTGATTCGATGGATAAAGTCTTCTCCCACCAGCGCCACAGCCTCCTGGTTCAGCACCGCTTCGCCATTGGATAAGCGGATTGGCTCGACCCCTTCAATGGTTGCGGAGATCGAGTCGCTTGTGCCGGTGCCAGGACCTTCTATCATGCCACCTTCCGTATAGCCCTTGCGCTTCAGGGTAGACAAGCCGCCGTTATAGCCGCCGGATTTGAATCCATAAACACTGTAGTTTTTGATAACCCCGCCTTTCCTGAGTCCTGGCCCTTTCATATATGCCCCACCCAGTGTTCCAACGAGACTTCCCAGTCCGCTTAGTGCTTCTGCCCTGTTTTGCTGCTGTTGCTGCCAGGCGCCAAGCTGGCCCTGGTATTGATTCAGCATCATGTTGCCCGCAGCGGTATTTGCTCCGATTGCTCCATCAAACCAGCTCTGCGCCGCATTCATCCCGGCATTGTGCAATCCCGCTTTGGTGGCGAGATTATCCGTGGCTGCGTTACCCGCGCTTAGCGCCGCCGCATCTGTCGCTATCCCCGTGGAGGGCATGTTGCGGCCAAATTGCGCGGCGCTTTGCCGCATCGCCATGCCCTGCAGCTCAGTATCGCGCCGGGCCTTGTTCATGGCCCCTGCTGTATCTTTGGCAAGACCCAGATTAATCTCATGGTTCAATGCCTGAAATCTGCCCGAATTAGGGTTGACGCCCATGCGCGCCATCGCGCGTTGGTTCGAGGCCAACGCGCCTTGATATCCGCGGGCAACATCGCCTACCGCTTCCGCCGCCATCCTTTCTTTGCGCTCCGTCGAGTCAAAGTCGTTTGCATCCTTTACTAAGCGCTCTTCAATCGGCGCGAACAGGTTGCGGTAAACCTGCCACTGCGATTCCGCCCTGGCGGCATTTGCGTCGCCGGATGCGATCTGCTGATCGACGACTCTTTGAATCAGCGGGTCCTGTACGCCGGCTCGATCCTTCTCCCATTCGAGCTGCTGTTTTGCCACATCAAGCTGCTGCTGCCCGATATCAGCTTGCTGCTTCGCTGCCTGACCGATCAGCGGATCGGGTCTGGGCGGTTTCGAGCTACACATTTTCAATCTCCAATATTTTGGTTAAGCCGTTTTCAACGTGGTGGTACCCAAGCATGCGGAAGAATCGTCCGGCCTTGTTGACCGTCTTCACGGTGATATTGATTTCCCTTGCCCCGAGCTGCCGTAGGGCATATTCGACATAGGCCACAAAGCTGGCTGCCACCCTTCCCTTCCGCGCTTGCGGCAACAGATAAAGCGTATCCTCTGTGGCAATGATGGTTTGCGTATGTGCACTTTTATCCAGATACATAGCGCAGTTTCCTAATAAATTACCTTCACTCCTTAGGGTCAGGAGAACGTACCTGCCCGCCCGCTCATAGCGGATGAATGTATCGTAATCGGGGTGGAACGGCAGCTCATGCCGGTGCGATTCAGTCTCATCCCAATGTGCCCGGTGCAGCGGTTTTATTTCGTCGGCAATATCCTCGATACGTTCATGAGAAAACATGAAGTCTTCATAGTGTTCCGGCCTGATCTGCTCAATGGCGCTTGTCTGTACCAGCGGCTCGATCCGACCCGCCGCGATGCACACATCCGCCGCCAGTTCGGGCGATAAGGGCAAGCCCATGTGTCTCTTGAGTAACGTAATCAGCTCGATATTCATCAGCTATCCAGCCTCGTAATGATGGTTTCAACCGCGCTGCGAACTTCATTTGTATATGCGTAAAGTGCTTCGCACTCCACTCTGGTTGGATTGGGAGAGAAGGTCAGTGTCTGGAACCTGGGTACTGCTATTCTGTTTCCGCGTCGCCCAGTCAGTATCTCAACCATCGTTTTGAGCCATTCAGGTGTTCCGGCGGGTATGCCCGGCTTCTTGATGCGGGGTGCTGCCGCCCTGCCTGTTACTAGAAGGGTCTCAACCACAATGCCGTCGCTAATAGAGCCGGTGCCGGCTCTATTCCATTGTTTGGAGGAAGCAACGACAAGGATCTGCGTCTGTCTGATGGCGCCTGCGCCGGCGGTATTCCCCTGTGTCTGCAATCGCGGCATCAGGCCGTCGCTGCCAGTGGATATTGCGCCAGTGCCGCTCGTATTGTCCTGCGCAACACTCGTTGCCACCAAAACGAGCGTTTTCGCGATTCCTGCTGCCGAAGGCATGTTCGCCTGAGCCGCGGCAGCAACGAGCAGTATATGAGTTTGCGCTATTGCCGAGGCACTGGAGGTATTGGCTTGTCTGCCAGGGGTGCCGGCAAGAGAATGGCCAATCGCCATGGCTGCAGCACTGGATGCGTTGACCTGAGCGCAGGACGCGGTCACAAGAAGCTGTTTCTGCGCTATCTTTCCGGCGCTGCCTGTGCCAGCCTGGGCCAGGTTCGACCCCGCCAGAGCGTGGTCCTGAGTGATTCCAGACGCACTGCCGTTATTCGCCTGGGTTGAAGCCGCACTGGTCAAATCATGCTTTGGCCCAATGCGGGTCCACCATTTTTTAGCCTGGGCTTTGAACAACTGCCAGGGATTTTCACGGAATGCTCTTGCCTCAGCCTCGCCCCAGATGGCGTCGGTGTATCCAGCTACCAGTATCGACCCATTAAAATCACGGAACGCTCCGCCAACATACCGCCCGAGGTTCAAATTCTTGTTCCCCGGTCCCCATGCCGCGGGCGCGGTGGCCCAGGTTAATCCAGTCTCTTTTCCATCAAGAAAAACCCTGCAAGTCTGCGCAGTACCACCGGATACGAAAACGATGCTGCGGTTCTTAGTGTGGAACCACGAAGAAAGACTGCCGGAACTTGGGCTATTGGAACCAATTGAAACCCTTAGATCAGGATAAATCTCATATGCGGAAACATTTGGAGAAGATGCGCCGAAGAGGACATGGCCATTGATATCAGCAGCGCCTACCGTCGGACACCACGCAAAGAAGGTGCCGATATTACTGGTCAGCTCCGGGTAGCCATTACAGGCATAAAAGTCGTCTTCCCCATCGAATGAGAATACCTTGCCATTCTGCCCCGTTGCAATTGCAGCGTTTCCACCTGGCGCCCAACTACGGCCGGTTACCAGATCGACGGGCCCAACACCAGGGTTGAACAGTACGCGTACACTTTTGGCGAGTCCGGCATAATCTATCTGTACCGCATGTTGAGGTTGCGTTACAGGCGGGCCTGGACGTATGACTAGGGACATTTGATGCTACGCGGAAAGGCCGCTGATGCCTGCCATATAGACGTTTCCGCTGGCAAGCGGCACACCCGCGTCATTCTTGACAACCAGCTTGAGATAACGGGCTACGGCCAAGCCTTGCAAACTGAAGAATTTTCTGTGAATGCTCGTATCATTGCACGGCAATGTGCCGATCCAATGTAGATCAGCCTCGTTGACGGTATCTGTGCCACTTTCAGGGCCACTGCTGAAATTGACATTATCAAGTGACAGCTTTGCGAAGAGGACAACCTGTTTGTTGCCGACGGGAGCGCCGTTGGGATCGCATTCCACTTCGATGGTCACGTCCAGGGGGATAGCGGAGCCCAGGTCAATTACGGATGAGGCGGCGTAGGCAGCGCTTGCCAGAGTACCCATATTGAGTACAGATTGGCTACGCGCATTCTGCGTTTGTGTAAAGGTTGCCATGATTCTTTCCTCTGAGTTTCGTTAGTAAAACCCAGCTCAAGCTGGCTGCGAGCTCGTGTAAGTCAGGGCCGGGAAGCTGACCGTGTTGCCGCTTGTCACCACCTGATCGCTGGTCTCATCCGTAACCAGAAGAACTTTGGAGATGTTATCCGTGAAGGCAATGTGCAGATCTGGCGTGACGCCGGAGTTTGCTGAAGCTGTGCCGCTTTTGGCGGCAACGGACAACACCCGGGCAGCGCCATCCGCGCCGGATAGCGTGTAATCGTCGGGGGCGACGGCGACGGTACAGATTGCATTGCTGACGACTGTCGTGTAGCTGTCCGCCGCTGTATAAGCCTTGAGCAGCAACATGCGGATTCCATTGTTCCTGATCACGTTCAGGCCGCCATCCAGAACATCCGCGTGAGCATATTTCGCCAATTCAACTCTCCTTTTCTATAGTCGTAAAAAAAGCCGCGTAACAGCGGCTTGTTTGCAAATCAATGCTCGTTATGCCTGCTTCAATCCGTCCATTGTTTTAGCCAGTACAACCCCGGTTACTTTCACATTGCCGGACAGCACAACTTCCACGTTATCGGATTTGTAACCGCCTGGAAGCCGGAAAGCCCGGCTATTCTCAACCTGTTTGGTAAACTTCAGCACGCCATCGGCCCATAGCTGAAATTGCAGCGAGTCGATAGCGAGCGGCGGAATTGCTCGCATGTCGTCACCGCCGATCTCATACTCTCCCAGCGCTGGATCAGCCAGTCCATCATTCATTGCACCTGAATCGACAAGCGCCTGATTGGCCGCGAGGGCTGCGGTATGGGAAGCCTGTGCCGAAGCCATCTCGGCTTCGGACATATCGAAATCGGCATCGATCTTTGCCGCGCCATAATTGACCGGTGGTCCAGTCACGAACTTCTTGCTCTTCCATTCGTAGGTGAGCTTGGTTCCCGCATTCCCTTCCCACTCGTATATCTTCTTTTCCAGCGCTACGTAGAGCTTGCCGGTAGCCGGATCTGCCCACGTGCAGGTAATGTTCTGGTTCACCTTGATAAAGGACGCGCTCTCGGCCTTGTCGATGACGAACATCAGGGAACTGCCCTCAACGGTATAGCCGCAGTAATAGCGGTTATCGGCAGAGGCCGCAATGAATGTGGCAGGGTTCAACTCTGCCCATTCCTTTTGCGTGAACAGATCTTTCGTTACGATGTCGCTGTTAGCGCCAATGATTACCATGCCCTGTGGCGCGGGATAACCGACGCCGAACGCAAAACTCGCCACGCCGCGCTTTGACATGCAGGGCCACGCCACACCCAGCTTCTCCATACCCCCGCCCATGGTTACCGGCTCAACGCCCGTTATGGTAAAAGGATTGCCTTTCGTCATCCCGACCAGTGTCGTGCCGCTAACGCCAATTGCTACAATTTCCTGGTCGTAGGTTTGCCGGTAAGCAGTTGGCCAGGCGTAGGGCTTGAACGGTTCCGAGAACAATACTTCGTTGCCAATGAAACCAGCCCCAATTCCATTCGCCAGGATCTTGATGCCTTTCATGTCCGCTGGCGGCATATCCCAGGTGGCGGATGGCAGCACTTCTCCAAGCGCAACCGCAGAGTCGGTCGCGGTATCGTCATAGCTGGAGGTCACCGCCGGGATGGTGACCACGTAGCGGTACTCGGTTCCGGATGGAGTGGTCAACGTGCGGTAAATCCGCTTGGTCATGCCAGTCGTGTTATGGGGCGCCACGCGCTTCCATGTTCCGCCCCCGGCATAGATCTGTGTCGTTGCGAGCGATACAATGACTTTTTTTGTTGCTGAATCTACGTTCACCAAGGTGAACTGGCCGTTGAGATCATCCATGCCTGTAATTGAGGCGAACGTGATCTTTTCCAAAACTCGCAGACCGAAAACTGTGTCAAGCGTGACTTCCACCTGTCCTGAAGTCGGTGTTTCCCTGACCGCGCCTGATACTGTTCCCGAGTTCGGCGGCGCGGAATCCAGATTTGACAGTGCCCAGGTATCATCCATCTTTCCGGTAGTGACCTTCGAGGCAGGAGACGGCCTGGACTCTTCCCCCCATTGCGTGACGAAGGTATAAACATAAGCGCGAGTGGCGGATGATCCGGTTCCGCCAGACGATGCAACTGCCGGCTGGGCAACGGGTGGAGTAACACCCAGAACATAACAACCCGAAGGATAGGGCCCGGCGCCCGCAGTCGCGAGATCAAAATCCGATGTACGCGGCTCCCCATCGCCCGTGTAATAGAAGCGCCGCGATGTATTGCCAGCGACAGGGGATTGTGCCACATCCACATCCACGTCCCATGCCAGCCACTTTTCGTTGCCGTCCTTCGGCAGGCGAAACATTGATCGGATGTCTCTATCTATAACCGGGGAGAAGACCGCCCTCGGCCCGTTTCTCGGGCGTAAATCGCCGGAAGTAAGATTGCAATTGGTCGCAACCTGAGCCTGATTGGAGCTTAGCAGCTGCTTTGCCAGTCTTGGCACAAGGCCGGAAAACCCGGCAATTCTAAAAGCATTCACTTTGGCAAAACCTCAGTCTTGGGATTGTGTGGTACGTGACAGGCCCAGCTTCTTCCCCTCGCAAATGGCGCGCTCCTCTGCCCTTCTCTTTACCAGCCCTGGCAATACTTTTCTGCCGGGACCGTACTTGAACGCTTCTATGCGAGCGCACGCTTCAGCATATTTTTTGGAATTGATCAAATCGATCAGGTTGGGCGGTTTCCCCGGCTGGGCCTTCCGGCAAAATGTCGGGACACCCACGTTATAAGCCAGTCTCACAAATGCCTCGTATTCATGCTGATACAATGGCACGGTGACACAGCGTTTCACCCCTGCCGCATAGATTCCCTCCACCTCGTCAAGCAGCCGCACCAATGAGCGTTCCGGGGTGGTCTTGTCGCCCATCCTGACCCCGCCTGTCGTGCCGAATCCGATAGTCGGCACGTCGCCGGGGACAGGGATATAGGCTTCATCCTTGTAGCCTTCATGCACGGCAAGCCCGACAAGGGTTGAAGCCGCCAGTACCAGTACAGCCACTGCGGAACGGACTTGCGTCGGGGATGATTTGATCATTTCTCGATTCCTTCAGATTTTTCATCGCACTCCTGCGAATTTTCCCTCAATGTCATTTGGCGTTTTCCTCAATGCAATCAAGCTTCGCCTTTATTGTCTCTTTCAAATTCCCCGCATCCACATTTGCGCAGGACGATATTCTGGTTGTTGGCGCGGGCAATGGCTTCGGTTTCAGCTTGGGCGTTTCCCCCCCGCTTTCGGGCGGCTCGGAATCCATTACGGAAGCCGGTTGATCGGTTGGCCCATCCTCCGTGGGCGAAGGTACAAGCATGGTGCATGACGCAAGAAACAGCGCTCCCACCAGGTATCTCATCGCTTCCTCCCGTGTGCCCACTGATCAATAATCCGGTCGAGTTTCTCATTGAATTCCCGCATTGTTTCCCGCTGCTCGCCTCTTGCGGATTTAAGCTCTTCGCTCAGACGCTCATTGGTTCTTTCCTGGTACAGCTCGCCGCGTTTAAGGCTGGCGATATCGTTCTGCACATCGTTGTAAGTGGCTACGCCGGATGCGAGAAGACCGGCTACGGCAATAATTCCGCTAAAGGATAATGTGTAGGTGGATGGTCCACGCCGCCGGTCTTTCTTTTGATCGCTATCATCGTCCGTCATGGTCACACGAGAATCCACAGAAATACGACCGCAAGCACGACAGCGCCTAGCAATATCGTAGCCGTCCATTTCGACGCCTTCAGTTTATCGAGCAATCTGTCAGCGCCAGAGTCGGCTACTGCATGTTGTCTTTCCATATCTTCCTTCAAGGCCCTAATACGTTTGCGCTGGAACATAGTCATGCTTAATTCTCCGAAAAAATAACGTGTTTAATAGGGATGGGTGGAGTTAAACCAACCCATCACTTGCTTATCGCCATATCTCGCCAACTGCAATTAGTCGATATCCGGTTGGGCACATAATAAAAAACGCGGCAAAACCGCGTCTTAGCTTGGATACCTGATAAGTTGCATAAAGTATTTATCGGGGATTTACCATTGAATCGCATCCAGCTGCTGCTGAGCTGGGGTATTGCCGAGGGCGGCAATCTCATCGCACAATTTCTGCCGCTTGCCCGTGAGCTGCCCATGCATTGGTGCAAACAGGGCGGCATTGGCGATAATTCTGTCAACCAGCTCAGCCTTGATCATGCCGCGTTCTGCGGCTGCACCATCAATCCATGGGGTAGGGGCATTCGAATCCTGTAACCAGGCACGGGCTTCCGTTTCCTGTTTCGGCCAGCTGTTGATTTCATCCTCGGGATAACCTGAAGTCATGGCCTTCACCGCGGCCCGATAGGAAGCATTGATGCGCGCTATCGCGGCTGCTTTCATCTGCCCGGCTGCTGATTGGCCGACTGGGATAGGGACAATCGCCTGCGGCTCGGCGGCAGTCCAGAGGTGAATGAATGACTGAAAGTCCGCTATGCTATCCAACCGCGTGTTCGCCACTTCGTCATGCTCGATATGCCCGCTGACGCCATTCCATTGCACGGCGCGTATGCCTGGGGGCAGCGCCGACAGGTCAACCGGCCTGAATATTCCATCAATGCCGACGACGCCATCGTCTCTAATGATCGTCACCCGCATGCCCGATCCCCCTGTTGCGACAGCATCCGTTGTGCAGCGACGATCAGCGCTTGTTGCGTCTGCGCTCCCTGCTTCACCATCTCGTTGCGGAACGACTCGGTAGCTGCAGCGCCCTTCCGCGACTCATTGGCGGTATTGATCACGAGGGTTGGCATCCAGGCGATGGCGCAGCCCCAGGTGCCGGTTTCCTGCCCGGTATTTGCATCAACGCCACGGACCTGCACGTACCACGGGCAGCGGTAAAGGGTGGGTTGCCCCTCCTCCACCTTGAGTTCTTCGCATTTTGCGCCAAGAGGACAGTCTGCTATGCGTGTTTTCATCAGTCTTTGCTCGCTATGATCATGTCTATGTACTGCACGGCCAGGTTAATAGCAGTGCCAGTGAATATGTGGTTATGCGAACCGCCGCCACCGATATTGTTATTTGTAGAAATGGTGCCTTGCGAAACATTAGTGGTAGATACGAGAGGTCCGGCGTCAGGTCCGGCAAAACCATAAGTGATGCTATGGCTATGTGCCGGTATTTGGGCAGACGTTAAAGTGATCGCACTATTCGATCCCGTAACAGCTTGCGATGCAAACGCGGTTGTAAATGCAACCGAGCCACCGGAACCTCCGCCCGCGCCCCCGACAACGCGAATCGCCTTGTTGTTATGGTTGGTTACCTGGGTCCAGCCAACCGGCGCGGCAGCCTGGAAAAATGACATGACGGTCCCCGGCGGAATGAGAGCTGCAATTGCAGCAGGAATACCCAGCGTTGCTCTAGCTGCCGCTGCATCCGCATCGTCCAGCAATGTTCGGCTAAACGAACTCAGGTCCAGCAGTGCCGCTGAGCCCGCGCCGGTGAAGTACGGCAACTTATCGGCAGATGCCGAGAGACCGCCCAGTGCTATGAGGTTCGCATTCGAAAGCGACTCCTGCAAGGCAACGTTGGTCACTCCAGCTACGAAATGATCTCCAGCCGCCCACGTGCGCGGTGTTGTCCCGTCCAGTCCGCGTCCCCCTGCCGCAATGGCGAGACTATCGGCGCTACGCGCCTCGACCTTTACAATTTCACGGTTGCCCGAAGCGTCCTTGAAGATTCCATAGAAATAATCGCCAGCGCCGAGCACCGGGAAGAGAATCCCTTTCCCTGCCTCAACCGTGAAGCTCAATCCGCTTGTCCCGCTTGGGGCGGAACTGACGATGGCTTTGCCGAAATTCGAGAACTTGAGTCCCATGTTTTACCTCTTGTCTACCTTCGGCTCATGATGGATGTTCTTAACGGTGCTCTGGTATGGCTTCTCGCTGCCCGCAAGCCAGCCGCCGCTGTTTTGATCGAGAATTGCTGCTGGTGATAGGCAGCAAGCTGCGCATTGGTATAAGGCTTTTTGGGTGACAGCATCAGCCGTGCCAGGGCGCCGTGAACAATCGCCTCGCGGTATTCGTTGAATAATGCATCATCTATGCCGGTGCTGACAGGCGAAGGTTTGAGCGCCACCGTCATGATTAATATTGCAGCAGCGCCGGGTCGCGGTACCAGTGTGATGGAAGCTGCGTCATCGACAATATATTGCGGGGCGCTGATCCAGCCACGCCAGTTTTGAGCGGAGACGCCGGCCCCACCCAGATATGGCGCTATTTCTTCGCCATCCAGTGCCGCAAAAGTGACCGCATGCACGACCGTGCCCTCTGGCGGCGCAAAGGCGTACCCGGCGATACCAGCCACAACCGGAACATCAGGGTGCGCTACCTGCCACGCCAGTGACTGTTCACAAAATGTGATTGCAGATTGGCGCAGCGCGCTATCGGCAGCGCTGAATGTGCAACCAGGCAAGTCGGGTATAACCAAATCATAGAAATCGCTCCAGATCGTCATGGTTGCGCCTCCGAGCTGAACAACTGTATGAATGTCGCCGCGCGTCCGGAATTGACATGTTCATCATCGGTCATTTCGGCCCTGGCCGTGACGTAATCCGCAACGGTCTGCACATGACAGGCGGGTAACGGGAAAGTATCGGCGAGTAACTTTTCCCCGTCCGGCAAATTGCCAAACTGCCCGATAAACAAATCAGGGCGATGCTCGAGAAGGCGCAATACACCTTGGTTGGCAAACGACAGCAATATTTCGTTGGAATACCGTGCCTTGTCTTCATCGTTGAGCGGGATGCGCGCCAGATCGATGATCGACTGATAAGTGAAAGGCATTAGTCGGCCATCTCGTGTCTGGAAAACAGGTCGATCACTTTGTGCCGCAATGTTTCTTCGTTCTGGCGCTTGTCCAGCCGTTCGTTATAGTGGCGCTCGGCATACTTGACCAGCATATCTTTGTCCATAGCATGGAAGTCGATTACCGGCAGGGGTTCGTCAACCGGCTTTTCTGCTTCTGCCAGACCAATGGGTTCTGCATTAACTGGTTCCTTGCCCTGCCCCTCCTGCCCCTCCTGCCACTCCTGTCCGTTTGTCCAGGTATCGGAATAGACCAGCAGCCGTTCAGCGACTTCGGCACTGACGTTTCGGACCTGCCCGGGCTCCCAGCGAAGTCCTACCCCGTTTATGCTGTCAGTCTTGATACTGGCGGCAATGTATTTAACTTGTGGCATATCAAATCCCAAAAAAAAGGGCGACTCCGGAGAATCGCCCAGTGACCTCTTGTTTAATCCTTATTTGACGCCTGTTGCTTCCCCGGTAACGATGGCGGTGATCTTGCCAGCGGCAAATACTGTGGCCGCTACGGTTACCGTCAGATCCACATACACATCTTTCTCGAACTTGATGGGATCGAATCGATAATCGTTGAGCCCGGCGACGGATAGATGGGTGACAGGGGGCGAAAAATAATCGTCATCCGCCGGACCGTCCTCCGGATTGACTGGCGTGTAACCGATCTTGACGGCAAAGGACGTCCCAGCGGTATCCAGGTCTGCGTTGTGAACCCGGAGACCCGTAACAGTCATACCGGCTGGTATTCTGACAGGGCGATAAACGCTTGCCAGGGCGCCGGAAGACGGCGTCACCGTTCCGTAAACCATGGCGGCATTGCCATAGCCACCCATCGGCATGGCTTTGCTATTCAAATCTGCTGCGTTAAAAGTAGCCATTGATAAACTCCCTAAAAATTAACGGACTGAAGCGGGACTCGAAAGTCCCGCTCTGCTGGATTGATTAAAGCGGATTAAAGTGGTACGGCCGAATCCACCGCGATAACACCAAAGTCCGTGGGCACCTTGGAGCCGGTTCCGTCATCGATCGAGAAACGGGTTTTCGCCTTGCCGCAAACCTTTTCACCCATCACTTCCAGGTTGCTCTCGAAGTTGTACCAATGTTCCTTCCAGCCAAACTGCATGCCGCTGACATTGGTTTTGCCGTAGGCAACGCCCAGAGCCTGCGCGCCAAGCAACAGGCCGCGCTCGACGGCATAACCGGCGGTCAAAGCCGAATTCACGGCTTGATCTGTCTCGGCAGCCGTTGCGGCATTCGCTGCGGTAACAATCTTCGTGCTTTCGCTGGGCGTGAATCGAATGGCGCGCTCGTTCTTGATCACCAGAATGCCGTTCCACATTCCGACTTCACCGGCAAACAGCGGGTGACGGCTATCGAAATACGCTGCCCGATTGATGGCATTCTGCTGGAATGCGCGGAGCGAACCCTCCGTCAACAGTATCGAGTACTGATTGGGGGTTGCGAGGAACACCCACATCTTCGATGTCTGCGCCGCCCTGTCTCCCGCAAGCTTCACGGATTGCAGGGGCTGATCCATATCGTCCAGCCTTTTCCGCAGGAGATCCAGGTGCGACAGACGCAGGGCGTCTGTGGAGACAATGGACCCCAACTGCTGGCCTCCGGGCGTAAGACTTGCGCCATTCACCACAAAATGGCGGTTATAGGTCGGCGCCTTGACCGGATTGACCATGATCGAAGCGAAGCTGGAAGCAGCCTGCGTTGGTATCGTCCAGTCCGATCCCATCTGGGAGCCCCGCGCACCGGCAAGGTGTACCAGCGTTTCCTGCGCATCCAGGCGAGGAAAATAGCCCGACAATTGCGCCAGGGCGATTTCCCGCAATTGATGCTTGGTGCGCTGCTGAGACATGCTCCCGCCCGCGTCAATGACCTTGCTGGACAGATCGATCTTGATTTCCATCGAAGAAAACGAGAGAGCGCTGCCACGGCCTTCACGGTTTACGTCACCCATCAGCGGTTCGCCGCCGACAGTATCGACCAGGTCGAGCGACACAACATCACCGGCGCTCTTCATCAGGTTGTCGATGCGCACGACCGGCATGCCGGGATTTGTCTGCCCTGCCATTTTCTGCATCGCGGCGGAAGGTTCAACCGGTCCGACAAGACTGTCGATGGCAGTTGATCCTTTGAGCGTATTGGCAAAAAGCGCTGCGCTATAATGCTTGACGGCCAGTGAACTGCCGGTTGCTACATTTGTTTCAGCCATTTAAAAAATCCTTAATCAAGTTCGGCTCTCAAGGCTGCCGCCTGGTGCGTGGGCATCTTCATCAACTTCTGAGCCAGTTCAAAGGGGCTCAAGTTCTCAAGTTGCTCACGTTCAGAGGCTGGGTTTGCTCCACCTTGAATATCCGATAGGGTTACGGGCTTCCTCACCGGGGCAGTGTCGAGCTTAGCTTTCGCATCGGCTTTTATCTTTTCCGGATCGGCGGTCTTTTTTGGAGTAGAGGCTTCCGGCATAATCGCCCTGACGCGACGGACAACTTCTTCAAACCTGTCCGGATAAGGCTTTCCAGACCATTTAGTACTGGTTCTCAGAATCTCGTCCTGCTTCAGTGCTTCGTCCCAGGCTTCCGGGTCGTTGCTTTCCCACTGCACCAGATCGGAGTTATTGTCTTTTGCCTCGGCGATTTGCTCGGCAACGCTCAGTTGACTCGCGCGATCTGATTCCTCTTTTTCGCGTTTCAGTTCCTGCAGCGTTTGTTCCAGCTTCTCGCCCTGCTTCCGGCTTCCCTCAAGAACGGCACTGATTACCTGATGAAGATCAGGCATATCTTCCTTCAGAACCTCCAGGTGCGCCTTGATAGCATCGTCGGCCACGGCAATATCCGCGCCCTTCGCATCCTCCTTCTGTTTCAGAAGTTCTTCGAGTTTGCTTTGCGCGGACTGTAGTTGCTCGCGCAGTGCCGAGTTCTCCACCCGCAGTTCCTTGTGTTTCTTGTAAGGAATAGTACCCTTGCCGCTCTTGTTCAGAACGACCGGCTCATCTTCTCCCGCCCCGCTACTCGCTTTATCGAGCGCGCTGTCTTCCACTTCCTGTACGGGTTTTTCATGAGCCCCTTGCTCCGGTGCTTCCTGTGGGCCTAGAATTTCAGCAAGCTTGCCCGGATCGCTTTCCAGTATCTCGATTTGTTCCGGTGTAAGATTTGCAATTTGTTCATCCGTAAGCTGATCTACTTCCATTGACTTCATCTCCACTTCTTAACGCAGTGAGCGCGCCGCTTTCGCGGGTTAATGAAAACTGCGGTATCGCCGTTAGCGCGTGTTACGTGAGATCATTAAAAAAGCCGCCAATGTTCCAGGGGCGGCTTAGTGCGTTTATCTTTAAATGCTCTTATCCGATAATAGCCATTGCATTTTTGGCTGCTGCCCAATAACTGCTGGTTGCTCCGCCCCGCGCATACCATACTGTTATATCTGCGCCGCGCAGCGCGGTCGTACGCGCATTCTCCAGATACCGCTCCGTCAAACCTGAATCATCAGCGCCGGTGCTCATGAAGTCCACACACATCACGGTTTTGGCGGGCACAGGGAAGGCGGAAGCTACCGGCTGAATACCTCCGATCATACCGGGGAGTCGGTGCGTATCCGTAATTCCGGCGCACATGCCTTGAGATATTGACCATTTCAATTCCGCTATTACATCTGCGTCTGGGCTTCCGTCACAATAACTGTAAAAGGGATAAATTTCCTTGTCCGGAAAGCAGATCTGAATATGCAAGCATATTTCTCTGTGCGCGTTCCGAACTTGCGCCGCTGTCAAACCTGCTGTTGCCGGTGTTCCCCACAGCGCACCAAAACCCCATGCGGACTCATCCGGCGCAATTCCTTGCAATGCAGGATGGTCACCAAATTCATCGGCCATTGCTGTGATTAGCGCCTTGAAACGCGCCATTACTGCAGGGTTATTGAATCTAGGTGAATAACCCCCGAACGAGTTAACCCACAGCCCGCCGGTGGTCGCCGAGCCGCCATACGTCACATGGTCATCCAGGATGTAACTCGGCAGCGGCTTTGCGTGCGCGGCCGAGAAGCTCTTATAGAAAGTCCTAACGATGAGTTTTTTGCCTCTTCCTGCCACATAATCCAGGGCATTCGTGATCGTGCTAAAGTCATAAACTCCCTGTGCGGTTTCGAGCGTTTTCCAGAACGTCATATACAAAACCCCGTCGGTATCATCCAGACACCGAGCGTAATATGGTATGTGTAAAAGTGCGTCATGCCCATCCGGCATCATCCAGTTTTCATGAGTAGCGGAAAACGGTGCTATGGGAGTAAGATTGAGGCCAAGTAAAAAGCTCATAGCGATTCCAGTACGACTGAATAACCAATTAAATCAAACGAGTCCAACGTATTCGCCGAGATGATGCTGAACGATATTGTCATGGCCGCCTCGGTGTTGATATTTGTGGATACTGCCCGAATAACGCCAGGGGAACCGTTGTTGCCTGGTGTCAGCCAATCAGTAGAGGTCATTGAACTGGAAGTGATGGCGGCAAGCTCTATATCAGGCCGAGTTTGCAGCGTATCTGTAGCAGCAAGTGACATAGAAAATATCATCCCATCGGATGATGTCCCGGCCGTGCCAAGATAGATTCTCACGATAGCCGTCGCGTTAGCGCCTCGCCGGTGAATCAGGGGTCTTACCCGCAGAATGCTACGCCCGGGTATCAGCATTGTAGCCGGAACAACCAGCGATCCAGCACCGCCGTTTATTACGAATAACCCTCCCGTTGAACCCATAATGCTCGCAACAGGAGAGGCGACAGAACCCCATTTGGAGGCAAGTTTAACTGTGCCATTAAGCGGTACCCATCCCGCCGCAGTCGCCTTCCAAAACGATCCTGCTTCTCCACCTACGTCCCGTATATTAATTATTGTCCCGGCAGCGGTGGTATACGCATTCGGACGAGTATTCCATGTGTACGAAAGCGCAAGCGGAATAGTGCCTTCATCTGCTTCCAGCCCGACGATATTGCCTTTTGAGTCTCTTGAAAATACTCCTGTTCCCCGATCGGCGTTGCCTTTTGCCAACAAATCAAGCTCGAGTGCCCGATCGAGATTTATGACGCTGCCCTTGCCATGGCGGATACCACCAATAGTGGTATCATATAAAAGACGAATCATTTTAATACCCCTTAGTAAATGTAAAACCGCTCGCGAGCGGCTCATTTTGACTATATATAAGGGCTCAATAAGCAAAGCCTATTGCACCCGGCGTGAGAGTGACCGGATTCTGGTTTGAACCCCCTACTTGCATTCCCGGTAACCCTGTTGCGCTTTCGCCAGCTCTAATTTCACCGCGACTATTGCTTGAGCCCATGGCTATATCGCACCCTGGAATTGTTGCCGCATTTGCTGAACCCTGCTAATCCGACTCTCCTCCGCCGCCCAGCTTACGCAACTGCTCCGCCAGCTCATGCCGGTTCGGTACGTCGGATAATTCCAGCATGGCCGGATATAGAACTGCCTGATAAGCCGGTGGCGCCGCCTGTACGATCTGCGTGAACGCATGCAGCTGCTGTGCCCGGAAGCTGGGTGTGGCAGGAATGTCCTCCAGTACAACCTTGACCTGCGCGGTTGCCAGGTCGTTCTCCACCGCCGGTCCGGCATCCGTCATTACGGAGCGGTTGAAGTACACGATCTTCTGTCCGGCGCCTTGCTTGACGGCCACGGCTGTCGTCGCGCCCAGCATATCTTGCTTGATCAATGCCAGAAGCTGCTGCCCGACCATTCGCCTCGCATAACGGAAATTATCGTTAGGCTCCGCCAGAACGGTAGAACCCTGCTCTACCAGGCTATTGATGGCTATGCCGCTGGTTGCCGTGGTATCGGCCCCGAGCATGGCTCTGTATATGCCGCCCACTTCTTCGATTCTCCGCTTTCGCTCCTGCACCAGCTGGAACACTTGCGCGGCGAGCTGATACTCGCGCGTCACTTTGAATCCGCCGGCATTTCTGCGCTGGGCATTGAGGACAGTCATCGATCGAAGGCTGCTGATATTCTGCGCGACCTCCTGATACGAGTTTTGGCTAAGATCGAGCGCATCATTATCCACCTCGACTTTTACCGAGTTCAGGACTTCGTACAACAGAATATCCAGGTCGATAATCTGGTCCTGGGGTCCCCTCATGTCGCGAACCAATCCATAAGGCGCTCTACTCCGGTCCTTGCGAAAACACCAGAATGGAACATAAGGAAAATCCGTATGCGGCAGCGGACTTGGCACATCCATCAATTTATGCGGCCCCAGCCAGATTGAAACGCGCATTCGCGTGAGCAGCGATTTCTGTACCTGCACGAGCCCTTGCGCTACCGCCGCCTGATGGTATGGATTGTCCTCGCGGTATTCGATCGCTTTGCCATTCGGCAGCTCCAGCACATACCCATCCTCGAGATGCCGGTACCATAATTCCGAAAGCCGGACCATGCCTGAATTCCGGTTCAAATAATCCTCGTGGCTGCGGCCCCACGCCTGCTCAATTTCGTAGGCTCTGGCCATGCCGGTGTCGGTTCCATCGTATACGTCCAGATTGCTCCAGCCTGACCAGCTGTTCTGGATGAGCTCGGCCTTGTCCGGCAACATAAGCGACGCCTGCACGCGATCCACCCACTTATCGCGCCTCAGATAGCGCGCATCCGACAAATCCGGCTCTCTTGCTGTCCAGTCCCAGAAAATCTCGTTACGGTGTACCTGTCGCACGCGATACGGATATTTCAGCGTATCGAATTCGCGCGAGACCTCAACCCATCCAATGCCCGCGCGAATCATGCTGGAGTAGGCATCCGACATCGCCCGGTCCGCCCTGGATTCGGTCTCGGCCTCTTTAATGCGTGCCGACAGGCCTTCGGCTATCTCGGTCTGGCTTTCGTCGTCCGAGGTAATTTTATAATCTGTTCGGGTGCGCGCCTCCAGCCCCAGCACAGCGTTGATCGTCGATTTGATCAGGTTCGATTCCTGCGGGGGAATACCCGCATTCTTCAGCCGCTGGATTACTTCGGTGCTCGTCTGGGCGCCATCGTAGTAATCGCAATCGGTATCCGAATCCAGACGCCACTTGGGTTGATCGCGTATATCGCGGCAGATCTTGTCGTAGGCTTCAACCGATATATCCGCGGTGATCGCGGCCCCGATCATGCCCGCCAACCCTTTATACTGATACCGCGCACGCTGGCGGCCGGTTTGTCATCCTCCACAGACACGGCAAAATACCTGAAGGCATCCGCGGCGTGACTATGGTAGTCGTGCAATGGCCTGCCACTGAATTGCCTGGATTCAGGGTCAACATCGAATCGGTAATGCCTCAGGCTCTGCAGCCCCTCGGCACACTTCTGTTTATCGAAATAACAGCGATTGAAAACCGTTCGCGCGGCATTGATTCCGTCAGCAATGGAAAGATTCGGCACGACCCTCACCTTCCGTCCGGCCGCGAGCATGATTTCTTCAACACTGCGGCCGGTTGCCAGCGTTTTCGCTTTTGCGTCATGAGGTAACCAGTCTGTACCATATATGTATCCCTTGTTTTGGAGCACGGTGATGTAATGTTGGATGGGCATCTGGTTATTGCTGTAATAATCGATCAATCTGAGTTCGTTTCCCACCGTTTGGGCAAACCATATGCTGGTGTTATCAGCCCAACCCAGATCAAAAAAGGTATGCACCTGCTTTGTCGCATCATATGGCGCACTTGCAATTCGCCCTTCTTCCTGGGCGAGCCTGAGTTCTTTGGCATAGACCGCTCCATCCAGCGTTACCCTGCAGTTTCCTTCCCAGATGTTCTGATATGCATCCGGATCACGGATTTTCAGTTCATCCTTTTCCCGTTGCAACGTATAGGGAAACCACGGGTTGTCATTCCAGTTGATCTTTACCACTACGGCGCCGGCCGGAGGGTTGACAACAAATCGCTGATGCGTCTCGTCGGTTTCCAGCTCGGGGTTGTAGGTAACCCATATTTCCGATCCCTCTTTTCGGATAGTCGGAATAAGCGTATCCCAACTGGATTTGCTCACGGTCTGGGCTTCTTCCACCCAGACCCGATCCACGCCTTCAAACGACTTGATCTTCGTAACGTTGTTACGCAGCCCGGCAAATATGAATTCGGAGCCATTGGCTCCGCGGATCATGCTGCTCTGTACTTCATAAAAAGAGCTCAGGCCGATCGCGTCGATCTGTGCCTGCAACAGGTGATGCACGGATTCAACGATAGAATTCTGAAACTCTCTCGCGCACAGGATGCGCAATGGCGTTGCGGCCGCCTGGATCAATAACGCCCTTGCCACACCCCACGATTTTGCTCCCCCTCTCCCGCCGTACAAGACCTTGTATCGTGCGGGTTTGAACAGGAACCGGAGTTTTGCGGGAAATTCCGCCCTATGCGCAGCCATGGCACTCCACAGATTTTACGAGAATCATGACGGCCCCTCCCCCGCAATAGCTGCATCGACCGCATGAGCCGCATCGGCTGAAGAGACAAAAGCCACCTCGACACTGTGGACAACCGGCTTCCTGGTATCCACCGCTTCATGCGTGACGGGCAATTTATCTCCGTACTTTCGTGGAGCAAGCCTTGCCGCATACCATTTACGCGCATCGATCCGCAATTGCGCGCGCGCAATAACCTCCCGATCGACCACCTGCCGCCCCTTCTCATCGATATAGGTATCTTTTGATCCGTCGTCGGAAATTTCGATGATTTCTTCAGCATAAGCATCAACGCAAAGCTCCTTGGCGCGCAGATACTGCCGCATGAGATCCTCATCACCCGTCAACCAGTACCATAAAATCCTTTGGCTGATGCCGACCTCGACGCACATTGCCCGAGCCGATCTGCCGAGCGATATGCCGGCCAGGATCGTGTCCAGCAATTCTGGCGTTTTAATCGTCGGAGCCCCTCTTTTTCTGCCTGATGATGCTGCGCCTTCCTCATTCTTCTCCGTTTTATTCGGGAGCATCTCACGTTCAAGTTCACTCATGATCCGGCTTTTTCAGTATCTGTCGTGCTCCCTTTATGCAACCCCTTGTTGCATCCCTTTAATGCCGCACGCAGTTTGATCTCACATGCCCATCGTTCCTCTATCTCGGCGCGCAGCGCCCTGTTGATGGTCAAGGTATCGTCCTTTACTGATACGCGGTCTACCGCATAGGCGGACTTGCACTCGGGTGGAGTCTCCACCAGGCAAGGGACAGCAATTGTTTTTTCGATTACCTGCGTCTGAATCACCGGTTTGCCAGCGCAACCGGTCAATAGAATTGCGAACACCAGAGCCAGAACCGGGTTAATAAAATGCATCATGGATTTATTGGATAACAAGCTGGAATGAATAAGTGGTTTAAAAGATAGCTCAATTGGTCAATCAAGAAGTGGGGAGGCGTACCGTTATCCTGTACAGCAGGCGCAAGTACAACGTGTCGACGATCTAGTCATATTGAGAGCGGCCTTCTACGTACTCGATCTGTTCTCGAGTTACTGCCTCACATTGATGCGCAGGCGCCACTGACGGTAGAGCGCGCATTTTCTTTGCGCGCTTTGTGTGCTTTGCTGCAACTGCCGTTGCACTCCGCATTGCCATTGCTGCGTTTTTTTCTCTTCTGGCTGAGGCTGCTGTCAGCGCGTCCATTGCCTTGCGCACGGACTGAATATCCACTGCGCACTTGTCGTTTGCCGACGACAGCACTGCATTACTGGATTTCAATCGCTCAATCTTCGCTGCTGAGCGCCAGTCACTGACCGCGAAGCCACCACTGAAGGCGAGAGCAGCAAAAATGGCAATTATTGCCGCTGTAATCGCTGGACTGCTGAACAT